CCCAATGCTTCGCACATTTTCGCGGTGATTGCGTCCTGTGTGATTTTGTTTACAAACTTTTTGCCCGAAAGGTAATCTTTTACTTTTCCCGAACGCTCCATAGCGGCGATTTTTGCCGCGCTTTCTTCCTGCGATTTTTTCAGCTCGGCTTTGTATTTTTCAACATCTGCCTTTGTTTGGTCGTAGTCCTTGAACTTCTCAAGCGTTGCGGTTGCAGTTTCAAGCTGCTTTTTAAGGTCGTCATAATCGGCGAACTTTGCTTTTGCGCTTTCGATGTCCTTGCCGTTTTCTCTCATAATCTTGTCGATTACGTCGGCTTCAAGTTTCAAACCCTCTAAAAAATCACGTTTCATTTGTGTATCTCCCTACGCATTTTTTACGGCGTGCCCGCCAAAGGATTAGAACGGGTTACGCGCCGTTCACGCTATATACATAGTCATTTTTATATGACGTTGCATACAAAAGAAACGGCGGCAAATACGAGGTGCGATGTACTGCCGCCGCAAGGGTAAAACCCGTTATTTTTTGTTATAAATCATTCCAAAAATTACGGCCAAAAGTGCAAGCACTGCGCCGCTGATTTCTGCAAAGATATTCTGCGCAAGTCCGCCAATACAGCAGATTACGCCACCCACCGACGCAAGAACAACGATAACAATAGTTTTCCATACTGCGATCTGTTTTTCTTTTGCGCCTTTAATTGCAGCGATTACAACGGCAGTAAAGCCGAACGCTGCTACTGCGATTTCGATAATTGTTGCAGCTGGAAAGTTGCAAAAATAACCGAACACTACTGCGCCCACAAAAAGCAAAGCGCCGATAATTCCCCATTTTTTCATAGGTCTATTTCCTCCTGCCTATATAGTCATTTCTGTTTTGCGTTCTGCGCTTCTTGAGTGTTCACGATGTAGTTATAGACTTTCTGCCAATACCACCACGGCAAATATATGCCGTCCTCTGTGGCCGTGAACGTTTCCCCGTCCTTAATTTCTACCCATACCAGCTCGCCGTTTTTGTCGTACGGGTCGGGCGGGTAGTATTGCGGGGCGGGGTTACTGTCTACCGTTCGCGTAGTTGTGCAGCTGGTCAGCCATAGTGTGCATATCGTCAGTATGATTGCCAGTATTTGCATTTTCCTTGATTTCTTCGGCGTGCGTGATTGCGTCCGCTGCGTTCTGTGCATTTTCTGCCCCCTCTTTTTTTAAGTCTGCTATGTGCTTTTCATAGCGTTTTCGTTCGGCGTTCAAATAAGCGCCGCCAATAGCTACAACCGCCATAAATGCGACTGCAAGCCCCGTAATTATCCATGCTGATATATTCACCTTTTGCCCCCTAGCTTTCGCCTAAAACAATCTATGCAGATGTCGTTTGTTTTCATGCGCCATATAAAATATTGTTGCTGGCACACTTTGCAGGTGTATTTCACTTTGCGCTATCCTCGTAAATTTTTTTCTGCCATACGTTCACGCCCAAGTAACCAAGCGGAACAAAGCAAAGCGGCTGCGCTATGCTCATAAACTCGGTGCGGTTCGCGATTACGATAAAAGACACAAGGCCGATTGCCCATATTGTCACCCACAATTTAGCCGATGTTAGCTTGCTGTGTTTTTTCTCTGTCTTTTCTTCTTCCATGTTTTTTTATTCTCCCTGTTTGCTGTAGATTTCCCGCGTTTTAATTAAGCGGTCTATAAGTTCCGCAACCCAATTACACATACGTTTTTTGAACTCGGGCGTTTTGAAGTCCTCGGCCACGTCAAACGTATAAATCAAGTTGCAAATAGTGTCCTGTTTGTCCTGCACGTAAAGCGTGCTGTTTGTAATGTGGTTGAACATGATCCATTCGATAGTTTTGTCATAGACACGCTCAAGAATGTATTTCGTGAAATAGCCGTTATACTGCGTTGTATCGGCTTTGATTTTCCCCTCAATGCTCATAATGAAGTCGTGCGCCGCTTCAACCTGCCGCAGTATTACTTCACGTTCGGCTTCTGCTCTGCCTATTCTTACGTGCTTTGTTCTCACTGTTACCGCTCCCGTTTTGACAAGAACTATTGCCGCCACGATTACGACGGCAAGAAAAAACAGTATTTCTCTAGCGTTCGGGCTTGTTAGAACGTTGCTTATTGCTTCCCACATTCTGCGCCCCCAGCTCTTGCGATTTCGTCTGCAACGCTTAATCTGAACGCTTCCAAAAGTTCGGGGCGTTTAGTCCATAAGCGCGGGCAGTCTTTCCAGCCGACTATATCGTGGTGTGTTGTGATGTCCTGCGGTGTAAGGTTGTGGCGCTTGCAAAGATACGCGCAAAGCTCCGCAGCTGCTTTTATTGTCTGTTCTGTAAAATTGCCCGCGTTGTCTGTCGGGCAAAGCTCAATGCCGAGCGTGCAATAGTTCGGGCTTGATACTTGGAAGTGTACGGCGTAGTGTCCGAACTTCTTACGCGCGTAGTTTGTGTAAATCTGCCCGCTTTCGGGGTCTTTCTGCGAGCTGCCGCAGTGGTAGGCCACTTCTTCGTCGGGTATGCACTGGATAATATCGCCCTTTTGCCCGATGATGTAATGCGCCGAGCCGTAGCTATTGGTGCCAGCTTTTCGAGCTTCAAAATAAAGCCAGTTCTGCTCGGCGTTTGCGTTTGGGTTTGCCGTCCAGTGCATGACGATTGCGCGGAACTCTTTTATTTTGCTTTGTGGTCTGCTCCATTCGTTAGGTGTTAAATATCGTTTGTAGATTGTCATTGTTTGCCCTCTGCTTTTATAGTCATTCGGGCAATAGGGGAAAATAGCGGAAAACAAGGGAAAATTTCCCCTAATTTAAAAAAACGCCCCGCAACGTGTGCAGGGCTTAATATTGCGTGTAGCGCGTCGATTCGGGCGCGGTCGTGTCTTTTATCGTCCGCACCCTATAAAGCGCGTGTACGGCGTTCTAGCGGGCTTTACGGGGCTGTTTTAAGGCTGCAAGCTCGGGGTATTCTTTTTCAAATATCGCTATTTCTTCGTCGGTCAATTTTTCGGGGTAGTCATGGAAAAAGTTAAAAACCTTTTTGCAGTCAAACGTAAAAAGAAATTCGCCTTTTCTGTCGGGCGTTTCTACCCGCCATATTTTAAGGCTTTCGTCTGATTTGTATAAATCAAGCCCATTTACAAAAGCATTTACGCTCATTTCGCATAACCCCCAAAACCTTTTAATTGTGAACCTGTGGCCGTGTTAATATAGCGCATAAGTTCGATAAACTCTTTGTTTTTGCCCAGTGTCGCAATATCTATCAAGCAGTTTAATATTTGGTACTTCTGCCCATAACTTGTATGGCTATGCTGGCAGCCGAACCGTATATCAAGCGTGCTTTCTTCAAACTTCATAAAACCATTTACACCCGCAGATTGCAGCTCTAAATATTCACAAGTCCCGTCTTTGAGCTTGCGAACTATGGCCGCGTGGCAACCTACGGCCAGCTCGTATTCTTTGCCAACTTCCATTTGCTGCATAAGGAACCGCGCCGCTTTGTAGTCGTCGTATTCGTGTGCAATAACGCTTTTAACGCCGTTGAGCTGTGCAAGTTCCCTTATGGCTGCGTCACTTGAAAATATATTCAAGCTCGCGCCGCCCCTAAAGTCTAGCACGTCAAAGCCGCTTTTGTTAGCTGTATATGCAAGCGCCAGCGACGAGCAGCTGCCTTTTGTTAGATCGCCACCCGCAAGCCGCTGTATTATTTCGCTTTCCGTTTTCGGTGTAGTGAAAGCGTTTACTGTTAATGTCGGCACGTTTCTTGCTTCCAGTAGTCCGCGTGTTGAGCTTTTCGGGTTATCCACTAAAGCGTCAATCGCCTTTTGTGTTGCCGATGTAATAGGCGCGGGCGGTTCGTTCGGTGTCTGTATTGGCTTGCTTGGCTTTGGCTGCGTTCCTCGCAATCCCGCAGGCTGCTTGCCTTTTGCGCTTCCCACGTATTCGCGGGCGCTATCCCGTGCAATTCCCGTTTGGCGTGTAAAGTTCTTTGCCTGTTCTTGCCATTCGCTTATTTTATGGCGTGCCCTTGTGTTATCCACGCCCGCCGCTTCCTGCGTCAACGCTTGGCGCTTGTAATGTCTTATATTGCGCTCAATGCCCCGCAAGTATTGCTCGCCCTCGTAGCGTGTCATTTCCTTTTCGTTATATACCACCTTTTCGTCGGCCATTTCGTCCAGCTCTTTTTCGGTGTAGTGGTTTTCCATTCCCTCAAAGTAAGGGTAAAAAGAATGTTTGCAGTTTATGCCGCAGATTCCCGTAACGCTGCCAAGCTCGCAAACGGAAAACGGGCGGTATTTCTTATTGTTCCCGCTTCTGCTGAAAATCTGCCCTTGCCAGTCCTCATGTTCGGGGCGTGCTCCGATGTGTGCCGATGTTTCCACTAGGTCGCAGTCTAATTCCTCGCAGTTGTTCAAAGTCTGATTTGCTGCCGTTTGGTTCACACTGGTTAAAATGTTCATGCGTACGGCGCTTTCAATAGTGCGGGTTACGGGGCGGCCATTTTCATACTGTACGGCGGTTATTCCGCGCTTTGCCAGTTCGTCGGCTGCGCTTTTCATGGCTGTATCATAATCAAACGCGCCGCTTTGCACGTTCATATAAACGCGGTTTGCCTGCTGCACAAACTCGGTCTGTGTTGTGGCCGCGGTCGTGAGCGTAAGGCGTGATAAATCGCTGTGGCACTTCTGAATAGTTGCAAGCATTTGCTGGGCGTTCGGTGTTGAAACGGTGCGCCCTGTGGCTTCTTTGAAAATCTTGTTATCGTTCTTTGTGCTTGCTTCCAGTGCAGCCGTTACGGTGTCTTTTACCTGCTGCGCTATTGTCTTGTCGTACTTTGCAAGAATACGGGCAATATTCTTTTTCAGCCCGCCCGATTCAATGAGCATTTGCGCTTGCCACTTTGTCGCGTCAGTTACTTTGCCAAGCCGTGCAATACGCCGCGCCATGTCCTGCAAAATCTCGCTTTCAAGCTGTGAGTAAATCTCTGTTATTTCGTCGGCCAAGCCGTCCAAGTAGCGAGGGGAAAGCATAGCCTAGAACTTGCCCCGCAAGATACGCCATGCAATCACAAGGCGGGTTTTAAGCGGTTTCTTGTTTATCGCTTCACAAAATCCCGCTACTACGATCATGTCGTTTTTGAGTATTTCTTTTTTCTGTTTGTTGTGCTGTGCCATTGTTTACGCTCCAAAATTAAAAGGGTCGGGCGCGAGTGCTTCGGGTGGTACGTTTGCCTTTGCCTGCGCTTCGTCCTCTCCGTAGAAGTCCTTTCGGTATTCCCATTTGTTTTTCACTCCCGCGCTGATTTCCTGCAATGCCATTTGCTTGGCCGCCGTCTCGTCCTTGCGGGTCGCGTCGTTGTTCCATGTCACTTTAATTTTTGCGTTGTTCTCGCCTATTCCATAGGCCGCCGCCATGTGCGCCAATACTGCCGCCGTTTGGTGGTATTTCGTTTCAATTTCATCTTCGATTTTGTCAACGATTGCGTAAAGTTCCGCGCGTCCGCCGCTGTACTGTGTCGCGGTCTGCTGCACGCTCTCCATGTCGCTGATTGTTCCTTTGCCGATATTGCAGGTCAATTCAATGCGGCGCAGTATCTGCTGGAACATTTCATTTTGTGCGGCTGTCCGTAGTGTCGGGGCGTGCTCCGTGATTTTCTTCCCCTCTGTGCTTCCGTCGCCCTCAATCTGTACCAAAAGGCGGTTAAGTTCGGGTGTCAATTTCACGCCTGTTGCTTCGCCGTTCCGTTTCTGCCTTTTTTGGAACATATCACGGTCTGCAAATACGCGCATTTCGCCGCCTTTCTGCTCCCAGTTCATGCGCTCAAACTGTTCGTCCGCGTCCTTTATCAAATCTTCCGCGCCCGCAATTACTGGCACTGGAACATTTGAGCCGTCAATCTTGTTCACGGCGCGGTTTCTGAACTCGATAATCATAGGGAACGCCACATTTTCCCACGAATAATGCGGCGTTATTTCCGCCGTCTGCGGGCAGTCGCCCAAACCTGTTTTATACAATGCACCGCCCTCGTTCCTGTACAATGTACATTCTACGGTATGCGTTTTATTTTCGTAGGTGTGCTTTTCGGTAAGTAGCCATTTTTTAGAGCCGTTCTGTATCTGCTTCAAAATCAATGCACCCGTAAGCGTTCCGTCAAAGTCGTATGCAATCGGCAGATAGTTACCCAGCGGGAGCGTTTCATACTGCAATTTGCCGTTGGTGTAAATCGGGCGTACAATGCACCCGCCTATAAGCGCGATGTAGTCTACAATCTTGTCTACATTCTTGTTGATGTGTTCCATTGCGCTTTTAATGGCTTCGTTTTTTACTTCCAGCCCAATTTCGCGGGAAACGAGCATATCAAGCCGCCCGCTTATCTGCTCCAATACTCCGCATGACGGGGCTTTTCCGTTCCACGGCGCGTTGCCGCTTGCCATGTTTGACCACAACTCAATAGCGGCGTACATCTCGCTTGATAGGTTGGTGTCAATGCCTGTGACTTCCTTTAGTGAATAATTGTGAAACAATCCTAGAATGTTCATAAAAAAGCCCCTTATTTTTTCTAACATTTAATTTTTCCTCGCTCTTATAGTCATTTACTCGCCCGCGTGTCTCCAAACCGTTTCCAGCGCATATCGCACCGTGTCTATCCCGTGGTCGGGCTGTCCGTCGGGGTAGCCGCTCAAAACCTCGCCTGTACGCTTGTCTATTTCGTGCTCGTATAGCGTGAACTCGTCGGCGATTCTCGGACATCGCGCGGGGTCTATTACAATCCGTTTTAATCCCTGTAGCCATTTAAACGACGCGTCACGGCTTCCTATTCCCTTAATTGCGCCACGCACATTTCCGCCCCAGCTTCTGAAATCCGCCACGCTCTTAGGCTCTGCGCTGTCCGCCGTTATGCGGTCGGTCGCTATGCTCATGCCGTGCGCTTTCATGTGTTCGGTCAAGTCTTGGAACGCTTCATAGTTTCCACGCTTGTTCAGATACAATTCATCAAAAATGTAGAGCGTCTGTTTTTGTGCGTTGTATGATGATGTCGAATAGGCGAACGGGTCGGGATAATAGCCCCAGTCTATGCCGCTGTAGAAAAAATCAAACGCCGCTATTTCTTCGTCCCTGATTTCCCGCAGTTCCACATTCTCAAATATGTTAAGCCCTGTTCCTGTCGCTTCCCCTAAAAATATATTTCTGTATGCCCGCTCGTTCGTGTTCTTCGTGTGTTCGATTTCGTTAAGTATCGCTTCGCCCAGCCATTCGCGCGGTATGTCTAAATATGTCGTGTGGAAAACTACGCGGTCTTTTTTCGGTGTGCGTGCGTCCGTGTTGCACCAATGCCGCTTTGCGCTGGGTGGGTTGTATGATTCAAATACATAGAACTTTGAGCCGCCGCGCATTGCCGATACTTTAACATTCTGTATCTCGGCGGGCGTGAATTCCGTTTTTTCCTCAAACCATATAATGCCGAAATATCCGCTTGCAATCTTGATTGACTTGATTTTTTCGGGATTGTCGCACCCTCTGAAAATAATGTATTGCTTTACGCCGTTCTTTCGGTTGTAGACTATCGGGAGCGCGCTTGTCTCTGATTTAGGTATCTTGAAACGCCCGCGTAATCCCAGCTTTTCAATCGCCCATACAATCTGTTCGTATACGCTGGTGCGCAAGGTGTTTGCGTTCTTTCGGATAATAAGCGCGTTGAATTGCGGGAACATCACAATCAAGATAATTATACATAGCGATATAAACGAGGATTTGCACGAACCGCGCCCGCCTGTTAGCGTGTACTCGGTGTATTCGTGATTCATTATCCAGCGGAAAATCTTATTGTATACCTTTGCAAATATCGTATCTGATTTAATCTTCATCGTCGCCGCCGTCCACTATTTCGATTGTCAGCTCGTTATCCTCTGCGTCGTCCAATTCCTGCGGGGCTGTTTCGCCGTAGCCGCGTTTGCGTCCTTTAGTTGCTAAAATAAAGCGTATCATCGCGCCGTCGCCGTTCTTTGCCTGCTGGTATGCTTTACCCTCTACCAAATCCAGCCCTGTTTCTAATTCGCCGTCGAACGCTTCGCGGGTTTCTTCGTATTTCTCTATGTTTGCCTTTGCGGTGTGCCAATCGCAATTTAGGGCAAGGGCGACGGTTGTTACTATGCCGCCGCTGCCTTTTATAGCTTCGAGAATATCTGCTTTTTTATAAAGCTTTTTCTTTCTGCCCATTGTGCCACCGTTTCGGATAAATCGGATTTACTCGAACATTTCGGGCAATATGCAGTTATCGGCGCGGAAGTCGCCTAAATCGGCGTTAGCTTCTTTGTTGTTTCCTTTGAGAAAAACTAAAACTTGCTCGTGGATTTTCGCCGCTTCGTCTGCGTCGCCTTTTACAAATGCGAGTATGTTCTGATGTACTTTTGCAATCTTGCGGCTTTTCTTTGCGTCGTGTCCTGCTGTGTACGCTTTCCCGCCTGCTACATTTAGCAATATAATTTCGTTGTAATATTTTAAGCCCGCGTCCTCAAATGCCTTTATTGTGTCGGGTACAAAATTATAATATTCGCCCGTTTTTTTATTTCGTACCTCGCCGACTACAAAAACGGCGAAACGGTTATCTTTCAGATGTGAAACGGCCGCCTTGATGATTGCGCGGTATGTTTCCAAAAACTGCGGATAATCCATATTTGAGATGTCGCCGTCAATGTCGCTGTATTTCTCTAAATCTGCATAGGGTGGGCAGCTAAATACAAAATCGTACATTTCGCCCCCCCCCAGCACTTCGCCCATTTTTGCGCTGTCTTTACAAATCCATTGCGGGGCGTATTCGTTGCCGTCGCAGATCACCTTTTGTTTTTCGTTCGCTTCTACCTGTTCGGGGCGAATGTCAAAGCCCGTGTATTTCATGTGTTTATAGCTGGCTACAATGCCCCGAACGCTTCCCCCTGCGAATGGGTCTAAAACGCTGCCGTGTGGCATACAAAACCATGTGTACATTGTTTCGCATAATACGGGGTCAAAGATTGATACTTCGCTCAATGTGTTTTCTGCGCCGCCGTTCACTTTGCTGGCGTTTTCTTTTAGGTGTTTGAGCATTTTATTATCGCGCCCCTCTTCGGATTTTATGCCTATGCTTTTCCACTGCTTTTTACGGTCTTGCCAATAGCCTTGGCGGGTGTCTAATACGGAAAACGGCGGCACTAGAAATTGCTGCCGCAATGTCTTTTTGGTGTCGTCCATTTTCTTTTTATCTAGCGGGGTGAGGTCGATTGTGCCGCATGGCAGGCGTATATCGTCGAACGCGATTTCTAAATCTTTAATGAAGTCGCGGACGCTTTCAGCTGTCATGTGTCCGTATTGGCTGTTTAATTTTAATAAAAGCTCTTTTGCTTCGGCTTCGTTCTTCGCCGATACGTAGACGCACGGAAGTTCGGGGATTTTTTCGCCCTGCGCGCGTAGTTTCTTTAATGCCATTAAGCGGCCATGTCCGTCGAATACGTGGTTAATATACGCGCCGTTTTCGCCTGCGTGCGCCCATACAAAAAAGGGAAAACTGAACCCGTGCTTTTTAATGCTCTTTGTGATTTTCTCTACGTCGCCCGCGTCGCGCTCTTTCAATGCGCCTTGAAACTCTGTGAGCTGGTCTATGTCGATTGTGTCCGAACCCGTGCATTTAATTTCAATCATTTTTTACGCTCCAATCTGTGCCGTATTTGTCTATAATTGTTTTGAAGTCCTCGAGGTCGTGCGGAACTATGCTGTATGTTTCCCCGCCGTCGTCTGCTGGTCCTATGCCGATGTGTAGTAATTCGTGAAACAATAGGATTTCAAATTGTTTCGTGCTCATGTGTTCATTGTTCGGCGCGAATAGGGTTATAGAAAAATCGGCGGGAATTGCCCAGCGGTATTTTGCGGGGATTTTCTCGCACTCGCCGTGTACTACTTTCGCGCCCGCTTTCTTTGCTTGGTTGCTTACAAGGTAAACTATGCGGACTTGGCTGTTTTTTATGTATGCCAATTCGGGCGCGGTATCAATCAATTTTTGCGCTATTACTTCAAAAACTGCGCTTTTTTCTCGTGTTTCCATACATATATAGTCATTTTTATTATTTTATTCGGGATATTCCCAGCCATTTTCTAATATATGTATGTCGGCTTGACCTCTCGGTATTCAATCCGCTTTTCGCCGCTCTTGATTTTGTCATACCATTGCTTTTTCAGTGGAAATATCAGCATTATCTATTATCCCTCCTTGTCGATGAGAATTGATACACTCCATTTGTACATTCTAAATACAACGGTTCTCGCCTATAACTTCTTATGAAGTCAAAATCTCTAAAAGCCGTTCTTCTTGAAATTTCAAATTTACGCATATATTGTTCCAGTGTGAATTTTTTTCCCTCTCTGATAAAATCTATCCTTTCAATGGCCGCATAATTCCCAATTTTCATTTTTTACACCTCGGTAACTCTCCCAGTCCACAAAGTCCACAATCTTGTCAACTTTGCGCTGGTAAAATAATTCGTGTTTTATTCGCAGAAACAAATAGCCTGTAAAGCTCTCTGTTATTGCAAAATCCTTTACCCGCAAATAGCGGGCTATTATGTATGTTATGGCGTTGTGTGCCTTTTCTTCCTTGTCGCACTGCGCCAGCTTTGCCACGGCCTTGTTTTTCTTCGCAACCGTGTTTATGTACCGCAGCGCGATAATTTCGCCCAAACGGTACATTTTATTTAACGCCTTTTCGTCGCCCTTTATCCTGTATTCATACTGCCAGTTCAGCAGCTTTTCGTTGTCGTTTTTCGGCGCGGGATAGTAGGGCAGTGGCCTTGTCGGTGGTAACTCGTCAAACTCAAAATCAAACTCCAGCTGTACGGGTTCCATTACTGGGCGGCGTTTCTGCGCAATGTCGCGCGGTAGCTTTGGCCTTTGAACTCAACCGTTTTCGCGCTCTCGGTTAAGCGGTCGGCGGCGGCAATTCCGATATAATTTAAGAAGTCGCGTTTTGTTTGGTTTGAGATTAAAACCGTAGGCTTTCGGCGGTTGTAGCGCTCGTTTATGATCTGATAAAGCATATACTGTTCGTCAGTTCCAGCAACTCCGCGCCCGATTTCGTCAATAACAAGCAGCTTTGCCCGCCCGTAGTTCTCCAGCAGGTCGGCTTCTGTTTCTTTGGCCGTGAAGCTCTTTGCGCGTCGGATTTCCTCAACGATGTTCGGGGCAAGCCTATAAAGCCCGCCGTACTCGCGAACAATTCCGCAGGCAAGGTGTGTTTTTCCTGTGCCGACTGTGCCTAACATAATCAGCGTGCAGAACTTCCCGCACTTTACGGCTTCCAAGAAACGGCGCGACTGCTCAAGCGCGTTTTTCTGTTCGTCCGTTTCTGCCCCGTAAGTTTCAAACGATTCTTTCCAGTATCGCTCGGGAACTGTCTTTTTATACCACGCCAGCTTTTCGGCTTCTGCCTGCTTTCGCTCCATTTCTTCGACTTCTTCGTCACGCAAGCCATATTTTGACAAGTCGATGTTGAAAACGTCCTGTATTGATTTAATCTCGTCCATATCTCCGCACCCCTATACTTTTTGCCTTATATGCTGTTTATAATGTCCTCGGGTACTTCGTTTTCGTTTCCCCACATTCCGCCCGCTTTGTGCCGTTCGTCAGCGTGCCGCTTTTCCCACGTCCTCACGCAAGCCCGCCAGTCTTTCATTTTCACCGCGCCCACTTTCCAGCCTTTGGATTCGTAGAAGTCAAAGAACTGCTGCGCGTCTAGTCCGTTGCGCCGTTCCTTGCAATACCCGTCGATTTCCTCAACGGTAGGCTTTACAAACTGCGGCGCTTTCGGCTTTTCAGCCTTTGGCGCAGGCTTTGCCGTTTCGGTTCCCTCTGCGGGAACTTCTGCGGGCGTTTCCTTTTCGGGAACCTGCGGGCTTTCAGCTTTCGGGGCGTTGTACTGGTTCCCCGTGTGCTTTCTTCCAGCTGCGGCGCGTTTTTCCTTTACGCGCTCGTACTTTTCCCGCTCTTGGTCTATACGCCGCTCAATCTTTGCCCATAAGCTATATTCAAGTGTCCCCTGCATAAGCGGCGGCTGTTCGTCATTCAGCGCGTAGTTTATAGCGTACATTGCAAAGCCGGCTTTGTAGTCGTCGGGCAAGTCGGCTATATATTCCGCGTGAAATACAAAAGATTCTCTCACTTTTCCACCCCGTATTTTTTACTTTCTGCCGCGTAAATCTTGCAGCACAACTTTATTACTTTTCCCGTGTCCCCGCTTATATCCAGCTCGGCGTTACATTTTAAGCTGCACGTCATGCCGATATTAAAACGGTGGTCGATTACAAACGAACCGTATTTCGCGCGGTTCGCCTGCGTGTTCCCTATGCGGTGCGCCCCCTGCGACTGTCCGTCCGCCAATGGTCGCCCGCAAACCTCGCAAACGCCGCCGCTGATTGCCAGCGCGTAGCGACGCTGCGCTTCCTCTACCTCGGTCATTCGTTCTCAATTTCCTTTTCTGCGTCTATGCCGCTAATTTCTTTAAAAATCTTATTATTCCAATTAGGCAGCGCTAAAAGTTTTTTATGTTCCTCTTTTGTTGCTCTATTCCAAGCGCGTCTAAATGCCTCTTTGTACGTAAGAGTTTTTAAAAATCCGCCTGCGGTTTCGATTTCTTTTTTATGAATTTTCTTTTCTTCCTCTGTTGCTGTGTCGTGTGACACCCACAAAGTTAAATCAAAAGAAAGAAACGACGGAAAGTTAATATTTTCTTTTTTTGTTTTTGTATTTTTATTAAAGATTCTTACTGGCGGCTCGTTTGTGTTAAAAAAGCCCGAGTTCCAATCGCCCGAGTTCCAATTGCCCGAGTTCCAATCGCCCGAGTTACGATTGCCCGAGTTACAATTGCCCGAGTTACAATTGCCCGAGTTACGATTGCCCGAGTTCCAATCGCCCGAGTTACGATTGCCCGAGTTCCAATTGCCCGAGTTCCAATCGCCCGAGTTCCAATTGCCCGAGTTCCAATCGCCCGAGTTCCAATTGTTATATTTAACTTTTTCTTCTTCAGACAACTCACGCAAAATTGTTATTTCATTCGTTCCGTATTTTTCGCCGTCGTCTACAATTTCGCCGCTGGCGATTACTTCACAAATTCGACTATTAGCAATTGTGTAGCTACTAACTCTTTCAATTTTGTTTAACTCTCTACAAAAATGTATTACAGTGTCACTGCATAGTTTTAAGTTTTCTTTTGCGTAGGTTTTGTATGTTTTTCCAACCTCGAATTGCATACCACGACACTTTAAATCTTTATCAAAGGCTTTATATCCAATCATTTTTTTCTACTCCTGCAATATGATTCCGTGATGTGCAGCCCATACGTGCGCGGCTTCAATCAGTAAGGCGCACTCGTCTGTACTGCACTCATGTTCCGCTTTCGGCCATATATGCCCGTCGATTATCTCGTACGGGTAGCCCATTTCCTCAACGGCAAGCATTTTGACGCAGTATTTAATTGCGTCGTAACTGTTCCCCGTTTCGTTGCAGATTTGGATAATATGGCCGTTCAAGTGGTGGTTTTGTGAACCCTTGCCCGTAGTCCGTGGCCGCTTCGGCGGTTGCAGGGTAAGCAATACGTAGTCGTGGTGCTTATCCCTGCATTTGCGCAGCTCGCGTTTTATAGCTTCCTGCGCTCCGCTGTCTGCTGGCGGTTCAAAGGCTATGCGCCCCGCAATATCCACACGTTTAAGCACATACTGCACCATACCGCCGCCACCTTAAAAAATGTCAAAGCCGTTTTCGCTCTGTTCTACGGGCTGTATTTCGTCAAAGCTCTGCTGCGCTGGTTTCTGTGGTGCAGGTGATACGCGCTTCTGCAATTCGGCTTTGATAGCGTCGATAACTTCGCGGGCTGTGTAGTTCTTGCGCATATCGCTGTAATGCTTCATTTCGTCTTTTGTGAAAATCGGCTGGCCGTTTGTATACTTGCTGTTCAAAAGCGCTGCAATTTCCTTGCGTTCCTCGGGTGTTGTTTCGCCGCCCTTTGGCTCAAAGGCAAGTTTTGCAGGCTGCTTTTTTGGCTGTACTACTTCGCCCTTGAACGCTTCTTTTACGGCTTCAACCTGTGGCGGCAAAGCGTTTTTGTATTTGCTGCCGTCCCAGCGTCCCGCGTAGATGTCAGCTGCAACGCCGAGCATTTTTAACGCTGTGCTGAAAGCGTCAGTTACGGCCATTTTGTAGCCCTCGTCATTGCTTACGGCTGCGCCTTTTTCAAACTGAACAAGGCGGCTACCGCCGATTCCGACAATAGGCTCGCTCCATTTGTCGCCGTCCTTTACGAAAACGGCAACCTGCGCAAACGCGAGCTTTTCACTTCCTGCGCCCTGTTCAGTCCATAACTTTTGTACTTCGTACTTCCAGCCGCAGCCGACAAGCCCAAACTTTTCAGTCATTGCCTTATAGCGCCACTGCGGGTTTATATCTGTTTTGCCCTTGAGCTTTCCCGCTTCAATCTGCCTTAACGCGTCTTTTGGCGGGCGTGATAATGATTCATAGATTTTAATTGCTTCGTCCTGTTTCATGCCGTACCCCCATTAAAACGGTAAATCCTCGGGGAAGTCGTCCCCGCTGCCTGCTGGCGCATAGTCGCCCGCTGGTTCCTGTGGTGCTGCGTTGTTTTCGTTGCCGCCCAAAAGCTGCACCGAGTTAGCGACGATAACAACCTTTGAAAACTTCTGCCCGTCCTTTTCCCAGCGCTGTTGATCAAGAAAACCGTCAACGGCAATCTGCTTGCCCTTGTGCAGATACGGCTTGATGTTTTCCGCAGGCTTTCCCCAAACGGTCACGTCAAAGTAACTTACGCTGTCAGTCCACGCGCCGTTTTTCTTTACGCTGCGGTTTACAGCAATACTCAAGTTAAGGCGTGCTGTTCCGCCTGTTGTGTAACCAAAATCACGCTCGCCAATATCGCGGGTAAGTCGGCCAATTTCGATTACATGGTTTAAGTCAGTCATTTTTTATTTGTTCTCCTGTTCTTTTTTGTAAAAGCTGCAAAAATCTTTACACAAGCAATAATCGCCGCACTTTCTCGACACTGCGGGGCGGTGCTCGACGTAGTGGGAATTACCCAAAGCACCCGCGCAGGCTTCCGCGTCTACAAGCTGGTCGAAAACGCGCACCGCTGTTTTTCTGCCGTTTTTCATTACGGCGTACTTGTCACTGTCTGCCCAGCGTTCCTCGGCTGTGCATGGTGCTATTTCGTCGTCGCTCATAAGCTCGGCGGCTTCGATGTCCTTTACTTTGTTTAAGATTCTTTCGCCCGTCTGCTGCAATTCCTCGGGCGTTACGTCAAACTCGTATGTAAATACTGGGCTTTGCGGGTAGCTTGCGTCTGTCTTGGCCTTGCTCTTGCTGTGGTCTTTAAGAAGCGCAATAAATCTACAATGGCGAACGTCAAGCCCGTTCTGCTTCAAAAGCCATGCGTAGGTCATACCCTGCTTGTACCAGTCGGAAAAATCGCCGTGCATTACTTTGTAAACGCTTGCTGTTTTCCAGTCGTTTATAACTCCGTGTTCCATGTCGTAGCTGTCGACTGTTCCAGTTACACGGCTATTTGATACGGCAATGTCGAAAGTTTCTTCGTGAAAATTGCCGTCCTCGTATTTTTCCATGATTGCATGAACCGCAGTCCCAAAAGTCGCCCATACTTGGTCGGCAGCGTCTACGCTGAACTCGTCCCAGTGGCGCTCTTGCAGTATTACTTCTTTTGTGCCCTTGTTAAGGGTTGTTGCAGAATAGCTGCCAGCTTTATTGTGGCGCTCAACACTTACAGCTTTTACAAACGCTTCGGGCAGGTGTAAATTATTCGTTACTTTCATTCTTTGCCCCCTGTTCTTCTGCTGCTGGGTCTACGACTTTACAAGTAACTGTAAAAGTCCCGTTGTCGTTCTGCTTGATCTCCGTAACTTCAAAATACGGCTCTGTGTCTGAATATCCGCGCAACTTTTCGCAGATTTTCAAAATAGCATTTTTCATTTTTCGCACCTCGTAAAAATTATTAAGGTCGAACGCTGGCCAGCTGTTTACCTCTTGAAACACGCGGGATTTGAACCCGCCTTTAAGCGCCCTCTGCGCGTGTTCCCCTTATTGCCCGATTTCGTCAAAAGGCAGGCTGTTTGCTGCGTCTTTTTCCGCAGCTTCAAGCTCGCGCCCAAGTCTTTCGATTATGTCGTCTATTGTTTTCATGGCTTCATACCAGCCCTTACAAAAATGCAGGTCGCGTCCTTTTTCGCTGGTGTAAAATAACCAGTCTTTTTTTGTTTCTACTGCCTGCTGCCATTTTTCTTTAAAGTGCGCAAAAGTCTGTGTTTCCGTGAACTCGTCAATATCGCTTTTAATTACTCTCAATTCGGCAAGCTCTAAAACGCAACCGTCGTCGTCAAAGAACGATACGCCGCGCTCTGTTGTGCCCTCGTATTTGCTGTCAAACTCGTAGCCGTTGTCGTGCATAACCTTTTTGTAATTACGCACGCCAGCTAAAAAGCCCTGCAAGTTCGCAACCTTTGCGCCGCTTTCCTCGCACTGCAAAACGGCTTCTTTTTCGTATGCAATGGTGTTAAGTTGTTTTACCAGTGTTAAAAATGCCGCTGGTGTTGGCACTTTCTCGATTTCTTCTTCTTCGTTTTCAAACATTGTCGCACCCCCTTAAATGCAATGTCTTTCTTTAAGCTTTTGCAGGAACTCTTCCCCGCTATGAACTACAAAGGCAACGCCGCCCTTGTGGTTTATGTCGTTTATTCGCGCTTCCTGTGCGGGTGACAATTTCCCGCCCACTGGCCGCTTACACTCAACCGCCAAAAATCGCCCGTGGTTGTCGTAGCCCTCAAAATCGCAGGTGCCAGCTTCTGCCGTTTTTACAAAACGCCTGTGCTGTCCCTCGCCAATTTGAAAGCAGCCCGTATTTATTCGCTGCAATTTCAAACCCGTAGCTTTAATAACTGTTTTTACCTGCTGAACTACGGCGCTCTCGGGTATGTCTTCTAGTTCCATTTCGCGCCCCCGTCGTTTCTCGCATTGAGGGAAAAATCAACCTTGCGGCGGAATTCAAAAACAGAATTTGCTTCATGCCATAAAAAACGTGTTGGGCTGTTCGGCTCACAATTGTCGCCCGTGATAAAACTTAATTTTCCGTCGCGAATTGTTGCCGTTATCCCCCTGTACTCAACATGAACGCCCAGCCTGTCCGCCGTTCCCTTGCAGTCGTAGTTAATGCCGCGCGATTTCTGCCAGCCGCTGAATTGTTTTGTGAATTGCTGGTGGCTGATTTTTCCAGCCCTGTTCTTGGTGATTAGTTCGATAGGGTAGCCGCTCATGATTCAGCCCCCGTGTCTAGTTCGTGTTCTCTGATTGATTTTTCAAGCCTTTCTGCGCGACCTACTAAGTAACATTCCCACGCTTCTTCGCGCATGGCTTCCGATGTCTTGATGTCGTCTTTTCCGATGATTCCCGCTTTCAGTGCCTTTTCTTCCAGTTCTCGGATTTGCCGAAAAAGCGGGTTGTTGCTGGTGTTCCTTTTTGCCATTTTCAGACCTCTTGCAAAAAAAATAAAACCCGCTTCGGATTGGTCTGTTATCCGTTGCGGGTTTTGATTTACGAGTTACCGTAAAATAGTCGCTCGTACCGAAACAAGCGGCTACTCAACAGACCAAAAAGTAGCCGTTCGTTTGCTTGGTGTGCACTTTTTTGCTTAATGTTGATACTGTCAACATTGATTTGAAAAGGTGTACACCCAAGATATGCAGCGGCTTGTTTCCGCTGATATTTTGATTATAGCGCCGTTTTTTAAAATCTGTCAAGCGCTAAATTAAATATTTTTTATTTCTTGCCGATAATGCCGCCCCGAAAAAAAAGAAGCTGGCCGCAGTTCCTCAACGCAGGGCGGGCGCAGCAATGCGCCTATATATTATATATATACAAATACATATACATATACAAATACATATACATAGCGACAAAATGGAACATTTGGAACACTTGTTCCAAAGTCTATATACTATAAGGATTTACAAGGGGCGGTTTTTACGGGGCGCAGCGTTTAACGCGCGTGCAAAAATGCGTTAAAAATACGCTGTTTTTTACAATGGAACACGTGGGACAAATGGAGCAAGTGTTCCAATTGTTCCATTTTGTACCAAGTTAATTAAAGTTTGTTTCACTTGTCGCCGATTGTTACGGCGTGAATTACGAGTTACACACAAAGAAAATGCAGTATATACCGATGTGCTGCGCTGGTAAAATCTCAGTCCGTAAAGCTGCAAAAGCTATCGGGATAGCGCCGTATTCTGTCACGCGATTAAAAAATCGTTACAGAAAATACGGCGATTCAATCTTTATTCACGGCAACACTGGGCGCACTCCAAAGAATAAACAATACGATTCTGCAAAGATTGTCGCAGATTATGAGCAGTTCAGCGGCACCCCGTTTGCTTCTTTTCGCGACGATTGCGCCGACTATCTGCACTATAAAAAAGTGCCCTCTTATGCCACTGTTTACAATGCGCTTTCGGGTGCTGGTATTGTTTCGCCGCGTGCTCGTATTCCTGTACGCGAAAAAAAACTGCACCTGCCGCGCTCCGAACGACCAAACGAGGGCGACTTAATACAGATTGACGGTTCAAGCCATAACTGGTTTATGAACGGCCACAAAGTTTGTTTGCACGGTGCAATCGACGACGCAACGCACAAAGTAGTAGCTTTGTATTTCTGCGAAAATGAATGTTTGCTGGGCTATTACCAGCTGCTTTTTCAAGTGTTCGAGCGAACGGGCGGAAAGCTGCCGCGGGCGATTTACTCGGATAGATCCAGCTGCTTTTTTGTGAACCGTGGCGCAACTCTTGAGGAGCAATTAGCAGGCGCGGAAAAAGCACAAACGCAATGGCAGAAAACCTGCCAAGAATTAAACATAGAATTGATTGCAGCTTATAGCCCGCAGGCAAAAGGGCGTATCGAGCGACTATGGCAAACGCTGCAAGGCCGATTGCCTTATATTTTCCGCTTCTTAAAAATCGACACTATCGAAAAAGCAAACGCTTTTCTTGCCGATTTCGTCGAGGGATTTAACGCCCGTTTTTCCGTTTCTGCGCAGGATTCCGAGCTGCACTGGCAAAACCCGCCAGCCGTCAAAGATTTTGACTTTCTTTTTTCTGTTCGCTGCGAAAAGAAAACCCGAGCAAACGGCAGCTTTATTTATCACGGTTACAAGTTTAATCTGCTTACAGCTCGCGCCGCTTGCGTTTCGTTTACCCTGTGTTTGTCCGAGCGTTACGGGCTGCGGGCTTATATCGGCGGCAAGTATTACCCCATCGAGCTTGCCGAACCGCTTTGCGATATTGTGGGCGATTCTATGCCAGCAGTTGAAAAAGATTTAATTTACAGATATTTTTACGCTGATAAACATAGCGGGCGGGCGACTGTCCGCGCAGGTTAATTTTTTTTACACACTTTTTGAAAAGTCGTGTTATAATCTTTTGCGAGGTGTAAACATGAAAGTAAAATCTATTTTTGTATCTTTAATTCTTGCGGCTCTGCTTTGCTCATGTTCCAAGCAGCTTAATATTTCGCTTGAGTATAACTCACGCGATCCAAAAGCCGCGCCTGTGCTCTACTGGGTAAACAATGACACGGGCGCAGATATTCCCGCAATCACATACACGCTGAACGGTGAGTATTTTTACACCGACGATTTACCAGCGGGCGGCAATTCTATTGATTTTACAGATTTTACAAAAAAGAACGGCGAGCGGTTCAATATATACAAAGTAAAGCCTTTGAAGCTGGTAGCAAAAGCAAACGGCGCGGCGTACTCCGTAAACATTGACGATATACCGCTGAACCTTGCAGTAATTCCGAGCAGTGATTATTCACAAAATCGTGAGGTTTTATCATGGTCTAAGGGAATAGCAGCCGAAAACAAAACAAGCGACGGCGGCAAGGTTTCGCTTTCCGTTGTGCTGGGTTTCAAACTTGATGATAAACAAACAGCTACGGAAATAACGGCGCAAAATGACATAATAGCTGTTTATCTTAAAAACCTTATAGCGCAGAAAACAACCGCCGACTTCTCGCCAAAGAATGAAGCTGCGCTGCGAGCTGAAATACGCGACTATATCAACGACAATATTATTACGGGGCGCGTGCGTGGCGTGCGCTTTATGGAACTTGGCTATTAACTAGCGGCTGCGATTGTTTCGAGCTTCTGCAATACGCCCGCAGTGTCTATGCCTTTTTTCTGCGCGTAGTCGCTTTCGTATGGCACAAGCTCGGGGTGTTTGCCGCTTTTTGTGAACATTGCAGAAACAAGGTCGTTTTTAAAATCAATATCTTTCATAGCTTCGGCTGCGTTCGTAATAGAATAAGCCGAGCTGAATACTTTATATAACTTTCCGCTTTCGCGTATCTGTTTTTCTTCTTTGCCATGTTCTTTGGCCGCGATATAAAACTGAATTACTGATAACGTCGGATTCTTGCCGTTTGTCTGCTTGAGCTTTTCGCCGTTTTCCTCGCAAATATATTCGTGGTAGTATTTGTTTTTCGTCTGCTGAATACCGCTTATGTAAATATGCAGCCCCGCGACTGTTTCTATTGTCAGCGTTTCGCCCGTCAGTATTCCGTTGTTATAATATTCTGTGATTTGTTTAATCATTTCGTGCCCCTTGATTTTGAAAAGCTCCAGCTTGTTATTAAAGTCTATTTTTTCTATGAACCGATTACAGCTGCAATTTGTCAAAATCCCGTTGTAGCTGGTAAGCACTCGCAGCACCTTGTTTGCGCTCTTAACGCTCTTGAGTGCTTCTGTGGTCGCTTTTTCGGCGACAAATAAACGGATTTTACGCGCTGTTTTGCGTTTCAAAATTGTTACTGTATCGCTTTTTCTGTTTTTATATGAATGATAGCCGACGGCGTTTATACCTTGCCGCGTGTTCTTGATGTATGACTTTGAAAACGTCAGCCCCATTGTTTCCCACAAATAACCCCGCACACGTTCACGGGCTTTTACCAGTTCGCTTTTGTCGTTGCTGGCTATTACCATATCGTCGTTATAGCGCACGTATGGCAATTTCAATTCGTGTTTTATGAAGTCGTCAACGCCCCAAAGTGCAACATTTCCAAACCACGGGCTTGTAGCGTTTCCGATAGGAATACCGCAGGGCGTAGGGTAATTGTCTATAAGGCCGTCGCAATACCGTAAAAATTTTACGTCTTTAATTTTCCTGCGCAATGCCTGTTTTAATACGTCGTGGTCTATGCTGGCGTAAAAGCTGTGTATATCCAAGTGGCAAATGTAATTATAACCCGCCACAAGTTTAGCAATCTGTCTGTGTGCTGCGTGCGTGCCCTTGCCCTTAATGCAGGCGTAAGAATGGTAATAAGTGCGGCTGCTCCATATCGGCTCGCCGACGTTTACTATTGCGTGGTGTAAAAATCTGTCGGGAAAAGTCCGCGCTACAAGTGCCGTTCTTGGCTTTGGCTCGTAGATGTGCTTTATTGTATATTCGCCGTAGGTGTAGCTTTCGTTTACAAGCATTTCGTGCAGCTGTTCGCGATAATACGGCAAGTTCTTTTCGATTTCCTTAAACTCATTATAACGGCGCTTTCCTCTGAAAGTCAGCCGTATAGCTTTGTCTATGTTTTCGTATGTACAAACTTGCTGCCACAAGTTACCGTATCGCTTCACTTTGTTGTACTCCAAAAATAGCGGCAATCTGCCAGTATATCAATAAACGGCTTTCGGATTTCCTACTAGTCGAGTATTGCTTCCCATTCAGTAATTTTGCAGGGTTTCCCCTCACTGGATAACGCGCCAGCCTAAAAAGATATTGCGTAAGTGGGTTCTTACAATCTTATTCAGTATCGGCAACCGCCCGAAAACCGATATTGTCATTCAGTTCCAATGCCCCATTGTTCCAATTGTACGCCCGCGAACCGCAGTGCGAACTATTGTCCCAGTTGCCACCAAGAATGACGCGCCCGCTAAGATGTGAGTATCTCGGCGGGCGTTTTTCGGGTCGTGGTTGTTTTTTTGTCACGCGCTACCCAAGATTGCCGCTTATACTTATATAGTCATTTATGCGGATAGGCTAAAAGTGCCTATCCGCTGTAGGGTTGTAGGGCTGTTCCCCCTTGTCCCCTTTTCCCGTAGTAGGGTGTCCGCTTGGTTGTGCTTACCCCTTAATATGGCGTGGCTCGGCAACCGCCCGAAAACCGATATGGTCATACAGTTCCAATGCCCCATGGCTCCAAATGCACGCCCGCGAACCGCAGTGCGAACCATCGTCCCAGCGGCCACCAAAAAAGACGCGTGTTTGCGGGTTGAAAGCGTCGCCTTTAACGTCTTTGTCGTGCGTTGTGTTGTAGTTAGTCTGCCAGTCGCTAGAAACAGTGTAGCCGTTTTCCTGTCCCCACTGCCAAAGAACGCCCACGCCGTCGAACATACCGCAGTATGAAATAATCTGCGTATTGTCGCTTGCAAGGTGTCCGCCTGTAGTAACGGGGTTTGCAGCTCCTTTGATTGCCAAACCCTGCGGGCTTCCAAGTGTAAACGCTGTGAACTCCTGCAAAGTCGGCAAGCGCTGTTTCTGAAAGCTCAATATCTGTTCGCCGCGCAAACAAGGGAAAACGCGGCCTGTAGTTGTTCCAGTTACAAACTCTTTGTTTGCTGCTGAAATAAGAATTATATTGTTTTTCGGGTATGTGCCGCCGTAACTTGCAGCTGTGCCCGTCTTGTCAAAGGCACGCTCTGAAAGCAGATACAAAGAACCCCACTTGTCTATACAAGGATTGTAAAGCATACCTACGCTTGTACCGTTCGGGCGGTGGTACAAGTCCCAAACGGTGAACGGGTGAATAGCTCCCGCTGTATAATCTGTGAGCGGGTGCACCTGCTGGCCTGCTGCGAGTGCGTCGCAGTCTACAAGCACGGTATGAAAGCCGCCTATACACATACAGTTTTGTTCATTCAAAATCGCGCCGTCAACTTCTGCGTATGCCTTAATCGGTTTCGCGCCGCTGCCTGCAATGTCTGAATTACCGTACAAGCTGATTCCGTCGGGGTCGTTCAAACTGATTTTAAAGCCGAGGTTGTCTTTTTCGTTCGGGAATAAAGCCGGGCTGTAAATCAAATAAATAAAATAGTCTTTTCCTGCTTCAAGCCCTGTGCAAGTGTCGTCGCAGTCGTCTACGTCAAGCTCTATGTCGCTTTCTGTGTGGAACTGCAAAAGCCCCACGTTTTCAACGTAGAACGGCGGCAGGGTTGCGCCCGCTCTAATAAATACGCTGTTCTTGCTGTAAAGCTGGTTATTCTGTACCACAAAGTCGGTATCTTTGTTTCTGTTTGCCACTGGGAAAACCGACGGGTAAAGATAACGACGGTTAAGTATCAAGTTTTCGTTTGTGTTGATGATGATTGAATTATTGATACGCAGCCGTTTGTAAAAATAAAGGTCGCTGTTGCTTACAATCTCAACGCTGTTGCCAGCTGCAAGCGTAACGGTTTCGTAAGTGTTGGCGGCGGTCAAGTAGCGAACCTGTGCGCTGCCGCTTGAGAACCCCGTCTGCACTGTGATTTTACAGCCTGCAAAAGTTGCGCGGCCAAGTGTCAAAACAATTCCGCTGTTTGTCAAAACAAGCGTGCGGGTTGCTTCGATGTTTCCAGTGTCGCTCGTTTCGCTTACGAGTACGGGGCGCTGGAATGTAAACGGCAGCATAATATCTTTGCATACGTTTTCAGTGCTTACGCTTACGCCGTCGGCTTCCTTTGTGCCGAACTCGGGCGTAAAGTTTGTAAGCCCCGCAAGTCGCAATGCTGCCAGTGTTAAGTCTAATGTAGCCATAGTGTTTTACTCCTGTGTATTGTTATTTATATAGTCTTGTATAACTTCTGCGACTTTATCCTTGAACAGCTGCGTATCAAAAATATTGGTCTTGAAGTTCTGCAAGTCCTTAACCGTAAGAATGAAATAATCATTACTCTTTGAAAGGTTCGCCCACGGCACGCGGTTTGTTGTGTGCTCGTAGAACGTGTCTACCGCTTCGGCTTCTGTAATATCTACTAAAAGCTCGTCGAGCATAAAAGAATTGCGGCTGCTATTGAGCACAACCGACAAAGCCGCTGCTGCTGTTCCGTAGCGGGTAAACTCTGCGGCGCGGTCGTTCAGCGCCACCGTGATTTTGTTTGCGCTTGCAATAATTCCAATATGCAGCCAAGAATTAGGCGTAAACGATACGCCGATGTCGGAAAGTTCGCGCTGTTCGCTCTGTGTCTGTCCGTCATGCTGCAAATAGCTGTGTGCGGCAGCTGGTGAGTTGAACGGCAGCGTTTTTTCGTAAAGTCCAGCCGCTAACAGTGTGTAATATGTGGCCGCCGTAACTGTTGCCACGCTCCAAACCTCAACGCCTGCGGTAGTGGTTTTCACGTAATAAACATAGTTTGCGTTGAACTCTTTTACTGCGATAGATTCAAAAGGGCACTCGCCGTTTGCAGCTGCATTAAATGCTATTTCACTTTCGCTTGCCTTGTTAAAAAGCACGTCACGCAACGGCAAAAGGTTATAAAGTCGGCTTTGTGTGATTTCAGCGTTAAACGGTATTCCGCTTTTGTCGTCTGCGCCTTTTTCAAAATAGCACTCGCTCGCAGCAATAATCAGCTTGATTTTGTCGCCAGCGTTTCCGATGTCAAATATGGTCTGATTTTCTGCGTAGATGTATTGCAGCCAAAAGTCAACGGTGAACTTGTCACAAGAACCATAGGCGGCAGTAATGCCGTAGCGTCCATAAAGTGACTTGCCGAGCGTTGCATAAGGCGCAATCGCAAGAATAGCGGGCGTAAAGTCTATGTCGTCGCTTTCGTTGTCTTTTCCGACAAGGTTGTGGCCGCCGTCGATTTCTGCGTCCTCTACCGTTAAATCGTTTACGCCGTTTTGGTCGAAAATGTCAGTGTCAAAATGATACACTTTTGACGCGCTGCTCAAATAAGCGTTTCCGATGTCGTAGCCCTGCTTGCGTCGCTCGACCATGTCTTGATTTGTTATAAAAAGGGTATCGTCTGAAAATACCTGCTTTGTCATAACGCCGTTTACATTCGAGCTTGCAATAGTCTGCCATTCGCTGTTTACGGTTTCGCGGTGCTGGTAGTACGTACCGTTCGGGCTTATCTTCGTACGGTCAAGCGCGTTTTCGTTTTCCTGTATATAAAGGATTCCGTTAATACTTGACGCCTGCGCCGCAATCTCAAAGTTACCAGCCTTAAACTTTACGTGGTAATTCTGCGGCACTCCGTTAACGATGTTGTAAGGCTCTACCTCAAAGTATTCATCGTCACCGCCGACGCGCATTGCGCCCTCGTAGCGTGTGCTGCCGTCCTCAAGCGTAATAGTTGAAAGCGCCCAGCGGTTGTTCTCGGTTCCCTCAAAAACGCCGCCCGTAATATAGCCGAGGTTTTCTTGTATTGCTGAAAGCATACGCACGTAGATTTTGTCCGCTGTTACTGCGTCCTGCTTAATCTGCGCGTTTCCGATTGCGTTTTCTACAATGTCGCGTATGCTCGTAGCGTGTGCAACGGCGTTAATTTCTGTAGCTGGGCTTTCGCTTGCTTCGTTGTATGCCACAATACAAAAGCCGTAGGTTGTATCTTCGGGTATTGGGTCGGTCAAGTCCTGCCCCGCAAGTGGCAATGTCTGCGCGTAGCTACTGCCAGCAATTACAAAGCCGCTGCCGTCTTTGTAGTTCGCTTCGTTTTCGTATGGGTTCGCCCCTGTCGCTGGCTTAAAATATGCGCTGTCAGCTGGCGCGGTCAATCTCTTAATCTGTACGCGGTGCTGTATATTTCCGTAGCGTTCCAAGCCGTCCGAGCGTGTCGGCTGCTCAAAGTAAAGAGTAATAACGCGGTTACTTTCGCGCTTTGTGATAACTGGCGCTGAAAGCTGCCAAGTGCCATATAAAGCAGTAGAAACGGGGCGGGCTTCGCTTTCTACGCTTTCCTTGCCGTAGATGTTTACGGCGCGGGCGCTTACTGTCCATTGCTGCAAGTCCGTTTTTTCGGGGTAGCCGTCCACTTCACGGTCAAACGTATATGTCCCAGTGCGTCCGCTTACGCTTATAGTAGCCGTTGTGCCGTCTGCCTTTGTGATAGTGAATACAATAGCGCGTAAATCATTACGCAGGCCGTCTGTATTGTGTACGCAGCTCAAGTTTATGCCGTCGCGGAAAGCTGAACCTACAACCAAAGTCGGCGCGTCGGGTTTGCCTACTGGTATATTTCCGCTTTGCATATTGTCGATAACTTCGTCAAGCTCGCGTTTTGTCACGTAGTCCGCAGGAATAGGCGCGGGGGCGCTTGTCTGCTTCTGTGTGATGTTCGGCAGATAGTCGGGAATTGTGCCCGTGTCGTAGATAGCTTCGTTATAGTTTACAAGCTCCAAGTTAAAACCCTTGTCGCTTCGTCTGATCTGATTGATTAAATATTCTGTCGTTACCTTTGTAAACTCGCCGTCGTCGTCCAACTCACCAAAAGAGAAAATACAATTTATTTCGGGTTTAATACTTGCGCTTTGTGCTATGATTGTATCAACGTTCAGCGTGTCGGTTGTTCCCGTTCCGCTTACTTTGATTGCAAGCGGTGTTTCGCCAGCGTCGGCACCGTAGCAGTTAACAATAATTCCGTATTCCTTGCCGTCCTCAAAAGTTACCTGCCCGTCAATATAAATCTTGTCGATAATGCCGCCGCTATAGGCTATATCCTGCACTACGTAGCCCTTGCCAAGTCCTATTTTAAGGCTGTCGTCTTGAATAAGGATTTTTGAAAATGGCGTGTAGAAAATGCCCTCGTTTCCGACTTCAATAATTGTCGTTTTCGGGCGCAGCGCTTCTATAGCCATAAGGCGGCGGGCGTATTTTACAACGTGGCTGCGTGTTGTAACGCCCGTTATTGTCACGTCTTTAATTATGCTGTCGTCTGTAAGCGGTAGCGGTCTGCCGTCCACTTCGCGCATGACAAGATATGTAAGCTCTTGGAAAATGTCGTTATCGCTGGAATTATATTTAATTCTCAAGCCGTCGGTGCGTCGTCCAAAACTTTTTTTATTCTGAATACTAATAATATTCTGCGGGTTGTAAACTGCGAGCGCGTTTTCCTGCGGCTTATCAAGCGCAACCGCACGCCGTCCGTTAATGTCCCAGTAAATACACGCGCCTGTAGCTTCTGCGATGTATTGCAGGATTGTGTCTTTTTTGGTGTTCTGTGTTACTGCATAGTCGAACTTGTAGCCCTTGTCCTCGCAGTATTCGTACCACTCGCCAAAGCTCTCTAAGTCTATCTCACTGTCAAGGCGCTGGCTTGCTGGGTGTCTGTCGCTTGTTTCAATCTCAAGCGCCCATGCAGCAGGGTTTCGGGTCGCGGTTTTTGCAGTCGTCCAAGCTGCGCCGCTCCATGTACGCGCCACGCCGTTTGTGATGATGTTTATTTTTTTGAGTTTATCTTCGTTTACTTTTGTAGCTTTGAGTTTAAGCGCTAGAATAGTACAGAAAGCCCGCTCCCTGTCCTCAATGTTCTTGCAGCTTACAAGGCCAGCAGCTCCGCTGTCGTCCACGATTCCCGCAGGCTTGCTTGACTTATTCGGATCATAACAAACCGACTGATAGAAAAGCACGTAACAATCATTATGTATTTTTGTGTCATGCGCCGCGCCGTTGCTTCTTACGCGGATATAAATATTTTCTTGGCCGTTGTTCTTGAGTGTCGCATAGTCCGACAAGGTAAAAGCCTTGTGTGCCACAAAGCGCAGCTCTTTGTCTGAAACGTTGCGGGAAAATGTGTTTGTCATAGTCCCGTTATTGTTAAATGTAAAGTTCGTCCAAGTGCTGCCGCCGTCAAGTGAATACTGCGGCGTAATTGTAACGGTGTTGCTTACTTTGTCGTTATCGTCGTTATAAGCATAAAGGCCGTAAGGGAACGCTATTGCCACGTCAACGTCTTTCGCGTATTTGTTCAGCGTATATGTTAAATACTCTTTTGTTCCCTCGCTTACGAGCGTATCTTTTGGTATTTCGTCGTTACAAGCGTTTGAAACGGTCTTGTAGTTTAATTCTGTTAAGTCGCTTAATAGTGCGCCGTCCTGCGCAATCTCAAGCCGTCCGTCCTCGGCAAAAATAGAAGTGTCGAGCGTGTAGGCTCCCTCTTGCGGGGCGCTTGTAGAAAAGGTCTTAATTATTACGTCGTCAATGGCTACTTTTTTAATCAGCTGCTTATTGAAGCCGCACACAAACGCGGTGTAGGTGTATTCGTCCACGCCGTCAGTGCCGACGATTTTATAAAACGGGCTGCTTAATTTGTAAGGTGTAAAGAAGTTGTAACCGCACATGAACGGCAATAAATTGCCCTGCGCGTCTGTGTTGCTTGCGCCCCGTAAGAACGGGCGGTTATCCACTTCGGGTTTATTGGTGAGCTTCTTTACTTTTTCCAGTTCTTTTTCTGCTTTTTCGGCTGCCTGTTTTGCCTTATATGCAGCAATACCGCCGACAACGCCAGCGCCTACGGCCACAACCGCAACCACGACAAGAGTAACAACAAGCGCAGTAGTTCCGCTTGGTGTCAAACGGATCATAACTTTGTCGGTTTCCTGCAAAACATAATCGGGCTTTTCTATGCGTCCGTTTACTACGATGATTGCGTTTTCTAAATCTAACTCGGGAAAAGCTCGGGCGACTGTCTGCCCTGCCTTTACTTCAATCGGTGTTTGTCTGTTTGATAGTGTCTTGTATAGGGTCGCTTTCATTTATAACCTCGTAATAAGCAATAGGGCGCAACGCCGCAAGCGGTGAGATTTTCACGCCTTTGTCGATTGTGGCGTGTAGAACTATGCCGCGGTCTACGATGTAGCCCACGTGTACGTTGCCGTGATAGATTGAATATACGATAGCGCCCACTTTCGGGGCGGGGATTTCTCGCACATTCAAGCCCCCGCTTATATAGTCATTTACCCCGTCGGCGGGTAAGTCCACTATATCGCCGTACAAGTCCCGCAAGGGCGTTCCCGCTCTCTTGCAGCACTCCATAACCACGCCGTAGCAGTCAAAGCCGCTTTTGTCGCGTCCAAACTTCTTAAAAGGTATGTTCAAAAGGTCGTCATATTTCATTAGTTGCCGCCCCTGTTGTTGTCGCTGTTCAGCGTAAGCGCTGGAAAAGTCATTTCGCCGCGGTCGTCTTTATTCAGCTTTATTTCGAGCTTTTCGCCGCTCCAGCTTCCCTCGCCGTATTTGTGCATATACTGCCCGATTTCTTCGACTTCCTCGCCGTTGAATACGCCTATAACGTCCACGTGGAAATAGTAGTTATTTTCGAGCAGGTCTATAATTTCGTCGTGCTCTACAAGCTCTATGCTTAAATTGGTGTCGCCGTCGCGGTTCGGGCTGTATGTAAAATTGCTTGATAAATACTCTTGCCCGTTATAGATGTAGTCCTCATTGTCATTTATCAAGTAAATATGCGTTGTTTCTGTCGGATCGTATAAGTGCAAAAGAAACGGCAGATTATAGCCGCCGCCCTCTGCTAAAGCTCTTAAAATATTCATGTTTTACACTTCCTCAAGTTGCAGGTTTACTTCTTTGAAGCGCTGGCCTCTCCACCCCTCAATAGTGACAAGATACTGCTTTGTTCCGCTGCCCGTTATAATGTCCGTTAAGTAAATCGGAACGGTGCCGCTTTTGGCTGTGTTTTCGTACCAGTACAAAAGCCATTCAAACTCGGTTTTCCCGTCAACCTTTACGGTGCCTTTATCCTTGCAGCGCAGGTTCAAGGCGTGCGTTTTTTTCGGGCGCGAGTTTTTCAAATATTTGACTGTGCGCCCGCTCTTAAACTCCACTTTTTCGGTGTTGTCCTTGTAGCCGCCGTCCTGTCCGTAAAAGTTTGTATTAACGTATGTGCTCCAGTTCTGCGCCATGTGTTCCCCCTAGATTCCGTAATAGTCGCCGCCCATGCCGCTTTCGGCCTGCGTCAGTGATTTGTCATAACGGCCATTTTTCAAGCTGTCATTTACCCGCGCGTCAATCATTATTTCGATTTGATTACGTGTAATTTTTGGCTGGGCGGTTGCGATGTTTGCCGCGCTGTTGTTTATGACGATATTCGCGCCGCCCGCGCCGTTTGCTCCGCCGTTCATGGCTTCCCACAAGTTGCGCTGCTGTGCTGCGTTCGCTACCATTTCGCCAGTGCGTGCGTGTATATAGGTGTTGTCGCTTCCCATTGTCGCGCCGTTCATGCCGCCGATAAATCCACCGCCCGCAAAGTTCGGCGGGGTAGGTTTAGAAGCAATAATTGACGCAATCTGAACCGCACCCGCTGCTGCTACCAATGAACCCGTAATTAAGCCCGCAACACCGCCCTGCGCGATTGCTTGCGTTACGCCCTGCGCGATGTTCGCTGTAGCCTGCAAAATAGAAGCGCTCCACTGAACCATTTGTATTTTGTACTGTTCCTTTGCAGCTTTCTTTTGGCTCTCGGTTATCTTTTCTTCGTATTCTTCCTCGCTGATTTCGCCCTTTAAGTATTTTTCCTCAAGCGCTGCCTGTTCTGCCTTTGCGTTGTTCTTGGAAGTTTCAAGCATTAAGTTTGCAGCGTTGTTGATGATGTCTACCGTTTGGTTTGTGTAGCTTGATACTTGCGTCATAAGGTCGGCAATCTGCGCCGCCTTGCTCTGCTTGTATGCTTCGTCAAGCTCCTGCATTTTCTTGTATTTTTCTTCGTCGCTTAAAACTTCGCTGTCGTTAAGCGCCTGTTTCATGTCGAGCAATTCTTTTTGCTTGCTTGCGTGTTTGTCCCACCAGCTTTCTTCTTTTGCTGCGATTGCGTCCACTTTTTCGTTTATGAGCGCCTTTTCAGCTCCCGCAAGGCCGTTTACAAGCTCTTGTTTGCTTAACTGTTTTTCTTCGCCAGCTTGTGCGGCTGCTATTTCTGCTTCGCTTGTTTCCTGTATTTTCTTTTTCAGTTCTTCTAGCGCGTTGATTTGTTCCTGCATTTCCTGCGCTGGTGTCATTTCGCGCTTAATGCTGTTAATTGCGTTTGTGGCCGCCTGCGTCATTTGCATTGCGGCTGCGAGCTTTTCTTCGCTATCCCTTGCAGCGTCCAGCGCCTTTTTTGCTTCCTCAAGCTCTTTTCGGCGGCGTACTTCTATCGGGTAGCCCTCTTGTATTGTGCCGTTTGTCTTTGTGAGCAAGTCAACGTATGACTGCAAATAAGCGTTGTAAACGTCTTGAGCGTCTACCGATTCGCCCTTTGCCTTTGCTTCAACTTCAAGAAGTTTTAATTTTTCTTGCAGCGCCTTATTGCTTGCGGCTGCGTAGTCGTTTGCGGTCTTTTCGGCTTCTGCCTGTCGTTTGTTTTCTTCGTTTTTCTTGGCTTCGGCTTCTGCCTGTTCCTTTTTGTACTTCGCCAAACGTTCGCGCTGCTCTAATTCGAGGTTAATTCCAAAGAGTGCGGCTTGTTCCTCGTCTGTGAGCTTTTCGCGCCACTCTAATTCTTCTTTAAGCCATTTCAAATATTCCGTGGTTTGGAAGTCTGCGCCGCGTTTTTGTTCGCCTGTGCTGCTGTTTGTGTACGTTGTGTTTATAACGTCTACGCCCTCGTTTACGGCGCGGTGTATGCCGCCGATTCCCCATTTACGGCTTGCAGTTTCCAGCGCGTCGTTAAACTTGTTCATTTGTTCGGTCAAGGATTCCCAAAACGATTTTGCACGCTGGTTCAAGCCCTCAAACATAGGGTTTGCCATTTTGCCGACTGATTCCATGAAGTCGCCGAAAGCGTTTTTTGCCTGTGTTCCACTGTCTACCGCGTCAGCTGCAAAGCCCTTGTATTTCTTCGCTATAAGGTCGATAGCGTCGCCGTTCTTGAGCTGTTCGTCGGTAAGGTCTTTAATTTCGGCAATCTGTCGCCCCATAGTTCCAGCCATACCGCTGTATGTGCTGTTTAATGTTTCCGCTGCCGTTTTAAGGTCGATATGTTTTGCGGCTGCATAGTCCGCAGCTGCCGCCATAATTTTCATTATTTCGGCTTCGCTTCTGCCTGTGGCCGCAAGCTGCGCCATGATGTCGATTGTTGCTTCGTCGCCGTAGTTGCTTACTTTTTGGATCTCGCCCGCAAAGTCTTTAAGGCGCTCCACGCCCTCGCCGTTTATATACGGGTTGTTTTCCGCAGCCTTTGAAAGTGCCTTTTCTGCCTTTTCCTGTACCTTGTAGGCTTCGTTTGCTTCTTTGAGTGTTTCAATATATTTTTTTGCAGCCATTACCGCCGCAGTGATAGCCGCCGCAGCAACGCCACCGCTTGACGCTACGCCGCCCAGCTTGCTTGTAAAGCCCGCAGCAGCTCCGCCCGTTTCGTTAAACGCCGTTTTAAGCGCGTTCAAGCCCTTTGTGTCTTTGCCTAAATTGTCTACTTTGTCTTTGACGCTCTTTAAGCCTTTATCAAGGCCGCTTTCGTCAACTTTGGTATTAAATCTAATTTCGCCATCGTTTGCCATACCTATATAGTCATTTTCCCATAAAAAAAGCCCCGCAATCGTGCAGGGCGTGCTATTTATTCAAGCGTGCTTCAAACGCTGCCAGTGCTTCGTCGTTTTCGTCCGTTTCTATCTGTGGAAGTTCCCAAGCTCTGCGCAGTTTTTCCATTTGCCTTGTGTATGCGTCGCGCTTGCCGCTGGTGTTTTCCCACAATCTGTAGCCGATAATCTCGTTAAGTTTCGTACCGTGTAAGCCCTTAAAAAGCGCTAAAAACTTGTACCAGTGCATATCGCTTTCGATAAGGTCTATACCGTAAAGCTCCATAAACGCCGCGTAGATGTAGTCAGCGTCTACGATGTAGTCGGTCGCCTTTTCGCTGCTGCCGCTGCCGAACACTTCGGGGCGCGGTAGTAACTGCGGCGGGTTGCAGAATTGCACAAGCGCCATAATTCCGTTTAATCGACTTCGAGGGCGTGCCCCGTTATACATAAAGTCAAAATCAACAGGCGGCGCGTTTTTATCATCAAGTTTCTTTAAGAACTTGAGCCAAAACTTAAACGATGTTTTTACGTAAAATGTGCTGCCGTCCACCTTTACGGTTTCGGGCAGCTTTGCTTCTGATAAGTCCATTATGCAGCAGGGGTAAATGTTCCGTTAGAGAATGTACCCTCTGTGAATGACGGGCTACCGCTTACGATTTCAGCAGCACCGCGCTTGATGTTGTTGAAGCCAAGTTCAAAGTTAATCTGTTCGTTTGTGGTTTCGAGCTGGTTAATTTTTACCAAGCTGTCAATTTTCCAAGCCTTATAAACAGTTTCGCTTTCTGTTTTGCCCTCGGGTGTGTACTCTGCGGTTTCTTGATAGAAAACGATAAGCACGTCGCGGTGAGCGTTTTCGCCTGTAGGCAGTTCGTAAAGCATATCAAAAATATGCTGGTAGTCGGGTTCGCCTTTGAACATTGTCAAAGCCTGCGCAAGGTTCGGCTGGTAGCTGTCGATTTCTTCCTCGGGCTGTTCGCTTGAGATAAAATCAAAAGTCTTTACCTGCGGGTTTGTGTTCAAGTCGAACGATGTTGACTTTTTAATCTGTGTCCAAACGGGTGTTGAACTTGTGCCAGTATTCAAGAACGGTACAATTTTGGTCTTTTTAACTAAATCGCCCATAGTCTGTTACTCCTCTAAAAATGTGCATTTAACACTTTCGGCGTAGGTCGTAAAACCTTTTGCGTCGGTGTCGATATACTGCGGCAGTGTTACTGCTTCGCACTCTATCTTTATGTTTTCAGCGCTCAATACTGTTGCGCCGTCCAGTGTATCAACTATCTGTTTGCCGTATTCCCTCGCGTTCGCAGCATTTTTGCAGCGAGTGTAAAAAGTGAAGTTCCAAGCCACAAGGCGGGTGCCGTCGTTGTAGCGTTCTTCTGCTGCTGGGGTCGGGTCATGCCTAACACAAGCGCCGTCGGCTGCTTCGTCGGGGATAAGGTCGCAATAGATTGTAAAAGGCAGTTGCAGCGTTTTTTCAACGTATGCGCTGATCGCGCTAGCTATTTTTGACTGTATCATTTACAAGTTTCTCCCATTGCTTCACTTTCCGAGCTTTTGCAGCTTCAAACCATTTCGCGCAGGCGTTCGGGTTCGGGTCTTTGCTTCTGTCAAAGTTTACGCCGTAATACTGGGCGCGGGCGTATGGTGTTTTCCATACGACAAGGCCGCTGCCTAACACGGTGTTTATAATTCCCGACTTTTGCAATGTTCCCGTTTTGAGCGGGCAATAGTAGTTACTGTCCGTCAAAACCTGCGCGTCAAGTTTTATCTGCGCTTTATGAATAGCTCCGCTAAACTTTCGTTTTGCAGCTGCGCTGTTAAAGTTCGCGGTCGCCTTAAATGTAATTCCGCCGTTACTATTCAAGCGTTACCTCCCAGTGGTGCGGGGTGTCGCTCTGCGCAAAGCAAGGCGTAACGCTTCGCACAGTAAAGCTCTTGCCGTCCCATACAATAACGTCGTTTTCCGCTGGCAATACCTGCGCCGTAGGTTCGCCGCTTGTCGTTTCATACGCAGAATTAACCGCGTCAATTACAAGCGTCATTGTGTCGGCTTTGGTTTCGCCCACGTTTCCCCGTACAGTCTGAAAAGTCGCGCCGATTCTCACGCGCTTTAGCACTGTTTCCGAAAAAGTCGGGTTTCTGTCGCGGTCAAGTCCTGCGGGCTTTTTAAGCGTGCAGGTGTGCACCAGCAGCTTTTTTGCTATAGGTCGCGCCATTAGCAAACCCCCGCGTTATAGTCGTTATACAGTTTTATGATGTCGATTTTCTTAGCCGCCGCGCTCTTGGCGTTCAGCTTTACGGCTTCCTGCTGTGCGGTTTTGTCATAGCTGTACGAGTAGCCGTTAATGCTTTCGCTTGCTACGCTCCCGCCGTTTTCTGCCGCCGCTCCGCTTGCTTCCTGCGCTGTCAGATAATCAATTTCAATCATTCTGCATACGGCAATATCAAGCCCGTTTTCTTCCCGCTCCGTTACTATGCCGTCGTTTACAAGTTGTTTCACAAACATTTTGTTGTCGTCGGCGTAGTTGTTAAAATCCGCTTCGCTGGGAACGGCGGAACGCCCTAGAGTATCGCTATAATATGTGTAGTTTACATTCTCGAACATTCCGCCCGCTCCTTATTTTCCGCCGTCAGCTGTTGGCTTGTCCCCGCCTTTGTCGGGTGTGTTCTGCGGTTTGTTGCCGCCGTTCTTTCCGCCGTCAGCTGTTGGCTTGTTGTCCTTTGTAGCTTTAGGAATATATCCTACTGTTTTCATTCCGCGCCCCCTTATGCCTTGTGGTGCAGATAAATACCTGCTGTTTTGTTTTCGTATGCGTCAGCCAAGCCATATTCACGGAAGTTGAAAATCCATGCGTCAGCGTCGGGATTGTCCTCGGGCGGGATAGCCTTGTCAACGCGGTGCTTTGTGAACTGCAATACGGCTGATTTCTCAGCAATGAGGAAGTTAATGTCTTTTCCTGCTGGGTCTGATTCGCCAGTAGAAACGTGCTTAACATAACCGCCCGCAGTTTCGCCCGATGTTTTGCCGTCGTAAAGGTCGATAGCGGTATAGAAACGCGCCTGTGGTACTTTTGTAATACTTGCAAAAGCTCCCAAGATTTCGCGGCTCTTTGTAGTATCTACGTTCTGCGCAGCAATCAAAAGCGCAGGGGTAATAAACAAGTGACGGTTTTCTGCGGGTACTTCTGCGTCGTCCATTGCTGCAATGGCTGTCTGCAAAGCTGCAAGAACGTCTGTACCGCTCGAAAGTGTACCTGTAACTTTTGTTCCCGCAAGCTTTGCATAAATTGCAAAGCGGAAAGCGTCCTGTTCCGGCACTACCTTAGTTCTGATAAACTCGGCGGCAAGTTTACCAAAGGCAAGCCCTGCGGTTTCTTCGTTGTCCATAGCGTCAACGCTGAACTTGCGGCCGCGGTCGTAGTTAAACTGTACGGTCTCATTAGTCATCGTGACATCGCCGTTTACATATCCGCTGTTGCGGTCGTAATCTCCCAAGCCGTCCATGCTAAGCTTTGGGATAATAATTTCGTTTGCGTTTGCTCCCTGCTGTGCGAGGGTAGCGTCGCTTTCAAGAACGGCTGTTTTGCTTACGCTCTGGTAGACTTCGTCAAGCAAGTCTACATACTTCTTAAACTTTGCAATCTGATTAGCCATAGTTTAAAATCTCCTGTTTAATCTTTTTTAGGCGGCAATCCCATAACGGCGCGCGCCTGTGCGTCATCGTCTGACTTTCCGCTTTTCCCGCCCATTGCCGGAACTTTCGGCGGGGTTGGCTTTGTATCGTCTTTCAAGATGTCCGACTGGTCTTTTGTGATTTCGGCGAAAATATCATCAAGATTCTTTCCCTTGCTTTCGTCTGCTCCCAATGCTTCGCACATTTTCGCGGTGATTGCGTCCTGTGTGATTTTGTTTACAAACTTTTTGCCCGAAAGGTAATCTTTTACTTTTCCCGAACGCTCCATAGCGGCGATTTTTGCCGCGCTTTCTT